CTTATACCACCGAAGGAGCTTATTTAGATACTTCTGATATAAGTACTTATGTTAGTAGGAGCAGTCAGTGGGATACAAGAGAGGGGGATATCCGAAAGAAGATGTATAGAATGACCCAAGCTCAAAATAATATTTCTCATATTTATAAGGAATTACTTAGGGCTATGATTGCTGCTTTTAGTGATGTGGGTTACATAAGTTCAGAAGATAAATTTATTCATACTAAATGTGTACATGCCAACGCAGAAAGGACTGTAGCTAAATTAAAAGAAGATAACAATGTTATTCTCCCCATTCTTTCTATTGCTCAAACTGTAACTAACAACGACAAAGAGAGAAGAAGGACTGAAAATTTATTAGTTCATGAGAAATATTGGGATCCAGAGAAAGCCAGAGCGTTTAGGATTCTCAGCTTTGCTCCTAGGGCTGTAAATGTTATGTATCAATTAAATGTTTGGACTAAATATATGTCTGACATGGATCAGATTTTAGAGCAAGTAAGGTTGAAGTTTAATCCTGAGATGGAAGTACCCACTAAATTTTCTACTCTTACTAAGGGACTGATAGATACTGAAGAAAATATCGGGAAGCTGGATGCTGCTGATAAGGAAGATCGAATCCTCCAAAAAACTATTAATATCACAGTGAGAACCTATATTCCAAGCCCTAAATTCTTAGTAACCTCTACAGGAGAAATTGAGAAATTCTTGATTGAAACATAATGGTTAAGCCTTTAACAGTACAAGGGGGCAATGCCAATTGTGGGCATAAAACCACAGGTAACGGCACAGTTTTTATCGGTGGGGCTGGTATTTCTAGAACGGGTATAGATTCAGCAGCGGGGGTAATTATTGGTCCAGGTAGCCAAAGTGTTTATGTAGAAGGCTCTAGAGTTTCATTACTCGGAGATGCAGTCGCAGGGCACGGAAAAAATCTACATGCTGCACCCTTTATAGCTAATGCTGGACAAGGAAGTGTATTTGCAGGTACGGGATTTGTGGGGGATGATGCAGGAGGAGATGATCCTAGACCAGATTTGATTACAGAGAGTTTCTCTGCATCTCTTACGAGTGTTCATACTCATGATTCACAGGCGGTATGGGGAACCCCACTGCAATATTATCCCCCAACTTTAGCTGATAGTTTTGCTTATATATGCAACTGCTGGACACTCCCTACAGGATGCCCAGGAGGAGGACCAGACTGGACTCCACCTCCTCCCGTAACTCTAACTTACACAGTTAAAAATAACAGTAGTCAATATACAGCCCAGCCATTCAGTGTTGGCTTCTGGAAATTACCTACAGAAGCAGAGTACGGGAGTTTAGGCACAGCTACTGAGTATAATTTAGTGGCAGGGGTAGAGGATGCAGACTATTCTGATTACCCTGATGCTGCGGAATTCTTTAAGTATACGGAGATGCTGGGGACAGATCGCTTCCCTAATGGGCTGAAACCTAATCAATCCTATACAGGCACTTTTGCGCTACCCACCTTGTATTTAAGTGAGATACAATACAGGTTTGCTGTGTATGCAGATGTATACCAAGAGACCACTGAACCCAATGAGAATAATAGTATAGCTTTAGTTACTGTTGACATAGATGGCAGTTGTTTGCCCGATACATAAAAAAAGTTCTCAAAAAAAGTGAGTTAGTTGGGTAGATAATAAGGAGATAAAGATATGAAACTAGTTAAAAATGATAGTCTTCAGGCATTCACCATTTATTTTGGAACTGAAAAAGGTAATGTAGAAAAGTGGATGCAGCCTGGAGAAAGTATAGTGGTCCCAGACCACTACATTACGGAACAGATTAAAACACTTCATAGACGAAGAATATTTAAAATCTCTAATGCTTAGGAGAATAAGTTATGCCTAATTATGTAAGTCCTGGTGTATACACTATTGAGAAGGATATTTCGGATTACACTCCGTCAATCAATACTTCTATAGTGGGTTTAGTTGGTTTTGCGAGTAAGGGTCCTACGAATAAGGCCACTCTTATTACTGATCAAAACAAGCTAATTAGAACTTTTGGAATCCCCTTTGAAGCTCTTCCAGGTCAAGCCTTGGAAGGAGGCTTGGAGATTTTAGAGCAAACAAATAGTCTCTATTTTGTTCGTGCTGTAACCACTACTGCTGCTGATGCTTCAGCAACTATGTCTATGGGAACTTGTCCGTCTATAGTGGTTTCTGGTCCTCCTAGTGATGCAACTGTTGGATTTGGTCTTAACCGAGATATAACTTTTAGGATTCAAGTTTATGATAACGCTGGAACAGCACAGTATACTGCACCAGGAAAAGACTTTACTATTAATACTTCTACTGCGGTGTCTGGACAAGCAGAAGCACTAAGAAAGATTATTGGTGGAGGATTAGATGCAGATAAAGTTGGTGTGTTCGACGGCGGGGATGGGTATGCAGGATTAGGACTATCGGGAGCTATCGTTGGAGCATTTGCTGGCTCTGGAGCATCTATAGGCGTATCTTGTTGTACTGGAACCACCTTTAGTGAAGCTAATGGTGTTTCTGCTCTTTCTGTTGTGAGCGCAACTGCTAATACTGGGGGGAAATATGGTGCTAGTGCAGGAGCCGCTTATTTAGCTTCGGCTGGACGAGCATATGGATCTACCATAGCTAAAACAGGAACCAATTCAGCCGCATACAGTATAGTTTCTCTATATGAAGGTGCAGGATACAATGGTGGCACTAAATCAGACGGAACTACGAGTGGAAACTCTATCACGGTTAATGGTCTAGGAAGTCAAAACTTTAGTGTGGTAATTAACGAAGATGGAGTGGCTGATGAAACCTTCAAGAGTAGTTTTGTTGGGTCAGGTGCTTTCATTGAAGATGTAATTAACACTGGAGAAACTAACCTTACTTCTGATATAATTAAGGGTAATCTAGTCAAGGATGACGCTGATGCTACTGCTGCATCTCTCGGCAATTTCGATGTGGCAACTAATACTCTTATGGGTACAACCGATTTCTCGATGACTACACAATGGTTAGAGCCTATCTTTAATCCTAAGGGAGAGGGTACTGCTACGACTACTATTGGTGACCCAGTCACAAATGGTGGTAGATGGAATAAGTTAGTCCAAGATTCTGGTCAAAATATGACTGGAGGAGATAATGGAACTGGTTCTGCTGCTGCAAATACTACAGCTTTAATTGGTGATTCTTCTGTTGATCCTAAAACGGGGATGCAAGCATTAGATGATGATGTTCTCAACATTGGTATTGCTGCGGTCCCAGGTATTTATACTGAGAATGTTCAAAATAATCTTATAACCTTAGCTGAGAATACTCAAAACTTTATTGCTTTGGTTTCTCCTCCGTATGGTATTGGAACCGTTCAGGATGCTATAGATTGGACCAACGGAAAATCTTCTAGCACAGCAGGTTCTAGGTCTTCGGCTATTAACAGTTCTTACGCTGCGATTTACTTCCCTCATGTGAAGGTATTCAGCGTCTTTGATTCTAAAGATCGCTGGTTTGACCCAGTGATTTTTGGAGCTAGACAAATGGCTTACACGGATAATGTTTCTGAGAGTTGGTTTGCCCCTGCTGGTTTAAGAAGAGGTAAATTAAGTAAGCCTACTGAAGTGGAAGTTAAACTGAACCAAGGTGATCGGGACAGTATGTATAGTGGTGGAAACGCTGTGAACCCAATCGTAGCATTCCCTCAACAAGGAATCACTATCTTTGGTCAAAGAACTTCTCAAAGATCTTCTACTGCACTAGACAGAATTAACATTAGAAGATTAATGATTTATGTTCGCAAGGTTATTCTTTCTAGTACTCGTAGATTTGTTTTCGAGCCTAATGATGAATTCACTTGGGCACAAATCCAAGATTTACTTAATCCCTTCTTAGATGATATTCGTAGAAGACGAGGTATCACAGAATTCCGTGTTGTTTGTGATTCGACAGTAAATACTCCTGTGAGAGTTGACAGAAATGAACTTTGGACGAAGGTAATTATCAAGCCTACTAAGACTGCTGAGATTCTTATCTTTGAAGTTAACCTTACCAACCAATCAGCAGACTTAGGATCTATATAGGAATTTAATTATGGCAACATCATATTACAAGAATAGTTACGGAAGAGACTTCACTCCAGGTCAAGGTCTCCCTTTAATCTCTACGGATTTAGATTCAGTAAGAGCTTATCAATTTGAAATTCATTTTGTGGGATTACCTGACGATGTAGTGAGCGAAAGAG